TGAAGTACTAACAGCAATTTCCGCAAGCTTTTCTACGCTTGGGTATGCCTCTTGACTGTTATTTGTAAAAGAGGCAATGGCTAAATAAACAAGTTTGTCAGACTTACTTAACCTTTTATCCCGTAGAATGTGTGTGTGAACCCACACCCAACTTCCGTTCCTCAAATCCCGTATCTCAATTGGTTTCTTGAAGTTCACGCCCATATTTTAAGTTACCATATTTTGTAGACCTGTCAAGTATGTCTTGTCATTTTTTTATCTGGTTTTATGTTGTTATATTTATGTCATATAAAATTTGACTCTATATCTGAAGTGCGACTACAATGGAGCAGACCCTCTGGTTGACCTATCTTTGCAGGAAGCGATACGAGAGGGTTTTCTTTTTTTTAAACTGGTAACTTATACACAAGACTGTCATAGTCCTTGTTTCCGTAAGTTTCCCTATACCATTTGGCTGTTGCTTTTAATCCTGCTAATACACTTGCAACAAGAATGGACTTCAACCACGCCGAAACATCTTGTGACCCCGCACCAGTAGAAAGTTGTATTGTTACAACCCCTAAAAAAGATGGGAGAAATGTTCTCCATGCTTCCCATAACGCTTTTTTAATTGCTGGATAATCAATTTTTTTAGTCATAGCTTTTCACCCCCTCAGTTCAATTCATTGAACTACTACTTTTCTTCTTCTTGAGCTAGTTTATTATATAAAACTGCTTTTGGTTTTGTGAAATTTTGCCCTGGATTTTGCTTCAGTTTTTCATTTTCTTCTTTTAATTCTTTATTATTTTTTCTTAAATCAAGAAGTTGTGAACGGATAGCCTGTACTTCCATTGGATTACCTGAGTCGTCAATAATCTGTGGTATTTTTGTTTGATCTGTTATCATTTCATCGTCACCACCTTCCTTAAATTCTTTTAATTCGTCAAAAAACTGCTGTGGGTCAACTGCCCCGAAATAACCATTACTGTAGTCTTTGACTGAACTATCGGTATTTAAACGTTTTGTTGTAAGGTGTAGATGCGACCCAGTTGAGTTACCTGTGTTATCAGACAAAGCCATCATTGTATCTGCATTAACCTCAACAAAGTTATTTATAGATTTACAATGTGCATATGTTAATTTCCACAAACTTTTGAGTTGCACTAAAACTTCAAAATATATCCCATAACCACCTGAACCTTCGTTACCTTGCTTGTAAAATCTAGACTTAAAAGAAGAGAGTATGTTTCTTACTCCATCGGGTGTATCAGTATATTTAGTTCTTACATCAATTCCATTATGTGCCTTTAGGCCAAACTGCGAGTAATTCTGTGGATTTACTCCAAATCCCTGAGTTATATATAGAGGTGATATTGGGTAAATTAATTTAGCCATAATTTATGTTATCACTTTTTTGGCATCCTGAAAACAGTGACTCCCAAGACTAAGCCAAGTAAGTAAAAAAGGGTAACTAGGAGAATGGTTGTTAAGCTTGCAAATGCTTGTGGAATGTTTTTTTCTGCAACTCTTGGCAAAACAGGAAGTATTCTTGAAAAGATTGTAATAAATATAAAAAATGAATAGGTGAAGATAGTGATGACCCCTTTTTTTAAGTCATAAGAACGACCATCATAAAGTAAAGCTCCTATTATCATGGCTGTGGCAGTAGCAAAGCCCATAGAACCCCAAAAACCACTTCCGTTAGATACATAAGCCACTATTTCCCAAATATTCATTTTATTTTTTTAACTAATTTATTCATCTCTTTAGCTAAGTTTTTGGTAACTTCTGTATTTGAATTTATTGTGTTTATCAACCCAAATTTACCCTCGCTTGGTTTACCTTCAATAGCATCTGAAAATTTATCCATCTTTGTACTAAACCTTTCAATTTTATTCTCAAATCTAAAAAGTAAATATCCAGCCAAAACTATTGGAAAGCCGAAATTTGATACTGCTGAAAAGAAGTCTGTCATGGTCACATAAACATAATATTATTGCTATCACCACCACTTTCCACTAAAGATGTATCTTCTACATCTTCAAAAGTTGGTGTTGTTGTTCCTGTAACTGTACCTAAATGATGAATTGCTATTCTACCGACTGAACCATTACCCCCATCATATTGTCCTGAATTTCCACCTGTACCTGCTGATGCTGTAATCTTATTAGTTCCTAAAACTGCTGTTTGGCAAACTACTAAACACGCACCTCCAGATCCTCCACCTCCACCTGTAGCTCCCCCACTTGGAACTCCACCATTTCCACCATTTAGATTTATTAAAGTCATTGAGGAAATATCAATTGCTTTGGAAATAAGAACTATAGCTGCTGCACCTGACCCTCCTGAAGCAGTTGGATTAGTTTGTTGTTTGTATGCACCTCCACCGCCTCCACCAAGGACCATTGTTACCAAGTCAACACTTCCTACAGCTTCTCCACCAGCAGCAACTTGGGTTGAACCTGTACTTACTGAACCTGCAGCACCATTACCTCCTCCACCTCCTCCAGAACCGTCAGATGGAGTAGTTATTCCACCACCTCCACCATTTCCATTAGCTGAATTTGTAGCTGATCCTGCACCAGCAGAACCCTCTCCCTGATCTCCAGCAGAGGCATTTCTTCCAATACCACCTCTAAATCCTCCACCTGTTCCACCTGCTACAGTTTGACCACTTCCACCTGCTGAAGCAGCACCATTACCTCCTGCAAAAGTTAAAGTTCCAGTACCACCTATTGAAGTTTTACCAACAATAAAAGTAATTCCGTTTTTCTCACCATCCCAAGCTCCGACTGTGAAATTACTTAAAGTTACTTCGTCGTATTGTGGAATTTTAATTACCTGAGCCACATTAGCTCCTGTAGTTGAATATGAATACTGTAAGGCTTTGCTGCAAACTATTGATGTGCTTCCACCACCCGATGCAACTTTGTTTATTTCCCATTGACCAACACCTGTTCCCCTTGCCTGATAAAGAGCAAAAACATCACCATTAGATAAAATGGCTGTTCCTATTGTAATTGCTGTTTCTCCAGAAGCTACGGTTGTTAAAGAAGCACGTGTAGCAGGGTCTGAAGATATTGTAGCGTTTCCACTACTTCCGTCTCCAAATGGTTTACCTGATAAAACTCTGTCTAGTTTTTGCCACGAGTTTAAAACTGTCATATTATGCCTCCACCATGTTTAAGATAATTAAAATTCTAAATTTAATCCTTTTAAAACTGACCACAAAAAAACTTCATTTGAAAATTCATTATTAATAATTCTCGTATTCTAATCTTATAACCAGTCCAGTTGTGCCAGTCCCAGCAACATCAACGTCAAACCTTAGTCTCTGGTTTTCTGTTGCAGTATTTCTTGTTTCGTCAATAACAGCAGGTGCAGCAGCAGTTTCAGAACCGTCTTCGTTGGCATCAACTGTTAACCTAGTAAGAAGTAAATCAACTCCATTGGTCAAGTCGTGTATTTGAACAGTAACCGCACCAGATGATGACTGCGTGTCTCCTATGCCAGCATGAACCCTTGCCAACCTTAATCCTGCAAACTTTTTAGGTAATGTTAGTATCTTTTTACTGTCGCCTGTTGCAACTGCTGTGGCAGGAGCAAAAAGTTCAACTTCAACAACTCCCGAACCCACGACTGTTCCAAGCTTACCCCCACCTGGCTTTAAAATAATTTTATTATTAACCTGGTCAATTGAAACTGAGGCTAAATTTCTCTGACCTTTAATAATAACCTTACCAGTAGAGTCTTCATAAATTTGAGTATCAAGGCTTCCAGATGTATCTTTTAACCTATATCCATGTGCGTAAGGAAGCTGTAGACCTATAAAAGTTCTTGAGTCTGTTATTTGACCTGAAGATATTGTTGTATCGCTTGCTGGGACTGAAATCTCTGCTATTTTCAAATGATTGTTAGGAACAGCAGGTGCAGTTGGTGATCCAGCAGGAGTTCCTTCAACCGCCACTAACGTTGCAATGTTTGTAGCACCTGCATTAGGAGAAGCACCAGTGTCAATCTTTACGCAAATTAAGTCAATCCTGTCATTTGAAATGTCTGCTGTAGGAATAGTTACGTTCGTAATAGCGTCAACAATGACGTTCCAATATCTTAGAGTATTATCATTATCTGCGTTAGCATCTCTCAAAACGAAACAGCTCCCAGGACTTACCTTAACGGTCATGTCTGGTGATGCTTGTGCTTCAACTAAAAGGTCATTACCTGTAATACCAACAACCCCCTCTTGAGAAAGAAATTGTGTTTCTAGTTGAGTGACATCAGCAGCGTCGTGTGATGTCATTCCATCAACTGCCCTAACGTGTATTGTCATATTATTTGTTTATACTATTATTTTCAGAAATTTTCTTGCCCTTTTTGTCAAAGACCTCTACTTTTATTGTAACACCTTTTGAAGTATTTATTTTTTTATTCCTTTTCATATATCCTGAGTCAAGGCATAAGCCTTACTTCTTAATCTAATAGTTATTTGGTTTGCTGTCAAATTGTTAATTATAAAGTAATATATTCGTATTCCGTTAGCGTCGTCTGATGTGGCCCAGTCACAAAACCAGTTAAAAGAAATCTTGTTATTAATTACATTATACCAACTATCACTAGACGCTTGGTCAAGATCAACAAAAGTAGCACTCTCGTCAGAGTTTCCATTATCTTCCAAAACAAACGCCATGGCGTTACCACTTACCCACGAAGCCTGACTAACAATTTCTTGAACAATGTTGGTTATATCGGGTGAAGTTTGCTGTACGTTTATTAATCTGTCAGCAATTGACCAGTTAACCACCTCTGTTGTCTTTGATCTTTGTGAAGGTCTTGAACTAGAAGAAAATGCGTTAGCATTAGTTTCTTTAATACCTTTTACTATTACATCAATAATCTTTCCAGACGAATTTTCATTTCCATAAAATTTTAAATAAGCCGTATTTATTGTTGCACCTTGAGGAATTGTTATATTTTGGAACCTTACTCCTAAATCCCAACTATTAGTACCAGCAGGATCTTCACCACATTTTGACTCACTATCATCCCATGTAGTATTATCCTCTTCAAAACCGTCGTCTTCGTTTGTCAAAACGTCAAATTCAATATCGTCAGCGTGTGAGTCATATTGTCTGGCAAACCTAACTTGATCAACGCCAGACCCAGGACTTTGTTCGCGGGCAAAAGTAGCAAAAGAAAAGTTTTCTGAAACAATGTTAACTGGCGTAGACACAGTATCTCTTGAAGGAGTTGGACTTCCTGAATCTACTATATCAGCCAAACTAGCACCTAGGTTTGTAATCTTTTTACGTATCAAAGACTCTGCTGTATCTACTAAGTTTGACTTTGACCAAAATGCTATAGCAGTATTACCACTTTTTGTTAACGCTGGCATACCATCCTTTGAGCCTTCAGAAATATTTGTTGAGCTTGTCCAACCCACACCATTAAAATATCTCCATTCAATTAAAAAACTAGATTCGTTTGTATTTTGTATCAAACAATGAATCTCGTTATTATCTAAAGTTACTATTGAAAAATTATGTATTACCGTAGCAGATGTCCAAAAACTATCAACCACAGAACCCCAGTTTTGAGTAGAAGAATTCCAGTCACATGTATATACATGGCTGTTATAACCAAAGTACCAAATAGCTTTAACACTACCTGCATATTCAACGATTCTTCCAGTTTTTAGCCCCTTTTGACCGTTGGTTGGACCTGGAAACGACTCGCCTGTCCAGCTTCCACTTGGTGAATCTTTATACTTTGATTTATATTGATACTCTGAACTACCTGTGTATTTTGTCCAACCTGCAAAGAGCTTGTTTAATGTTGCTGAGTAACAAATTGAGGGCCAAATAGATATTCCGTTATCAAGTGTCTCTTCGCTACCTATGGTCCATGATCCTGCATTATAAGTTAATAATTTATAATATATATACATATCACTAGAAACCAACCTATTGTAAACAACATGAATATTATCGTTATCGTCAATTGCAACATCGTATCTGTACATTGAACCCACATAGTTAGGGTTTAAACTCGCAACAAGTTGTCCTTCCGACCAGGTCTCACCTTGATCTGTGCTTGTACTCATATACAAAGACGGAGCTGTAGGGTCATCAATCCAAAACACTGCAATTATTCCTGTTGAGGTCTCAACTGAGGAGTGATTAATGGGGTAACAAAAACTAGCTTCACCTGCTACTAAAGTATCAACAGTCTTTGATTCAAAAATATTATTCGCTTCGTAATTTATTGCAAGCTTAGTATTTCCTTTGTCTATAACCTCTAAGCTCCAAAGAAGTCTAATCAAGTAAAGAACGTTGTCGGTTGATGACACATTTCTTGTTATAATTTTTTCACTATTGCCTTCAACAACAAAGTCTTCACTGTTTAATGCACTTGACGATACACCAACAATATCAGCACCAATATTTTGAGTTACCGACTCAAGTTTTTGTAATCTTTCGCTAACTTCCTTTAATTTTGAAAATAGATTGGCATTTTTGTCTAAAGTACCCCTCATCATATCGTTTGTTTTGGACCATACCATTTGCTATATAAAAAGTATTCATGTGGTGAAGAGTCGTTGTTTACTATCGTAATTATTGCTATCCTCTTTCCTACTGAGTCGTCTGACAAAGCCCAATCAACAGAAAATTGTAAATCTAAGTTTTTGTCTCCTGCCGAAAGACTTGACCCGTTTGGATATAGGTAGTCAGTATCAAAATCTTCATCTATAAAGATTGAAAACAGTAAATCCCATATAGTAAGTATTTGTGCAGAAGGTGTGAGAGTAATAGTATAAATAACCTTTCCACCTGCTGAGACTGAACCTGAAGCAGCAGAAGATATGTTTGAACTTGTGACTTGAATAACATCAGCACCTAATTTTTGACTCACAAATTCAAGCTTTTGTAGTCTCTGTACTAAATTATCAATATTTCCATAAAAGTTTTGTCTATATGCCATTAAATTAGTCCAACTGTCAAATACACTGTTTCTAAGTCATTGTCGTCAATATTGATACTAATCTCAAATACTCTTAGGGATTGATCTACTTGGTAGTAGTCAAGCTCAATGATAAGTTTTATGTAATCTCCCAACCCAAAATCTGAAAGTTTTGGTGTAAAGCTATCAGAATTAATAAATTCTATTTTATAAAACGGTATAATTTGACCGTATTGATTAACGTATTCATCAGCCATGTCACCCAAAACCGTCGCATTGTTCATGTCTTTAATGGGTAATATTTTTTCTCGTTTAACGTATATTTCCTGAGATGATACGGCATCTCTTGCTGCTGATATCTCTTCTAAGCCAAAACCAGAACCTATCGCAAGTACAGAGTTGGCTAAGTCTGCTGCATCCCTTATTTCTTGAACTTCAATAACGTGATTACTTGGATATCTAAAAATTACAGAGTTACTTTTATCACTCCCTTTTATCGGGTAAAAGACATTAAAAACCTTATTTTCTGTTATTTCAAAATCAAAACCATTATCCGTAACTGCAAGTTCCTCAATGGCTTCCTTAACTGTTTTTCTATTAAATCCTATTGTTCTGTTTACAGATGTTTGAATGGAACCTTGGGTTATACCAAAGTCACCGTAAGTTTCTGACTGAACAACGTTTATTAAGCTCCAGGCAATACTCCCTGCGTCTGTAGTTACATAATTAAGCTCTTCTGTTAAACCAACTATACGAGTACCTAAAAGCCAAAAGTAACCCATTGCTTTAATTTCTACCTCTGTTGAGTCGGCGTTGAGAAGTTTGGTCATTGATATAATCTGACCAGCAAAGTATGTCTCTTCATCTGCACCGTGACCCCTAACACAAACTAAAGAATTTCTACCTAAACCTATTAGTGAATCCACGGTTAAACTTAATTTGTCAGCTAAGTTATCAAGCTCTTCAAGGTTGTAAGTAAAAGAAGCCTCACCAGATTTATTTAGTCCCAACTTGATTGACTTTTTTCCTGCATTAATTAGATTTGCAATAGTGTTACCGCTTGCATCCTTTATTCTAAACGACCAGTTAGATAGTTCTGTACTCATATTCCTGCATAAGCTGAACGCCATTGCAACCTTACATACGAAGAAGGATTGTTGACGTCTGAATTAAATTGTATTGAGTTGTTGCCTGGCTCTAACCACCACCAATCACCGTCAAAGTATTGGAGATAGTTTGTCACACCGTTTAGTAAAACTGTCTGGTTAAGAGGGTCAACATCAACAAATTGAGAAGCTGTAATGTCTGTCGTTATATTGAACTGAACTCCCAAAGTTGAGTTTCTGACGTGTGCATTTGATGATGGTCCATAAATTCTTATTAATGGGTAAGAAACACCACTGCCAGCGTTGTTAACTGTTGCTGAACCCCCACTTGACGCAAGTGCAAATGGCACTACCGTTGGGAGTGTTACTCCACCTGCAATCGGAGGTGTTATGTTTTGTTCATTTAATGTTTGGCCGTAAATAGCAGGGTCGCCAGCTATAAGTTCTGTTCTTATTTTTCCAATAGTTAACTCACCTGGACTAAACCCACCATCAAGAATGTTTGATAGGTTGACAGTAAGCTGTAAATTCTTACCATCACTTGTCGTAATATACATTAGAGTATTTCCATCTCTAGGTAAGTCAAACGCTTCTATGAAGTTCTTTCTTAACTCTGCATAGGCTAAATTTGTTGAGGCTCTTAATCCAAATTCTAATCTCAAAATTCTCTCACGCCATAACGACCTATGTACAGTTACTCCATGTCTTCCTGCCAACGGACTTTTAACAACTACTACATTGGGGCTTTCAAAACCTCTTGCACTCAGTATTGTATAGTCTGTATTTTTACCTAAAACGAGTGATTGTAAATTTATTGTGTCTATCATATAAGTCCTTGCTTATTCATCTCAAACGCCATTCTCTCAATTAAAATTTGCATGTCAAGTTCAGAATTAACTACGGTAATAGGTGCGTTAATATTTACACTCTTTTCGTTTGTAAGACCTGCACTATCCATTATTCTTTTTGCCCTGTTAGAGTTATTTAAAGGAACTATAGCTTCAGGTCCAGATTCACCTACTAAACCTATCGTTGGCTTTGTCACAATTCCTCCTTTTTCAAACCTAGCACCTGTATATTTTCCTGCACCATGACCTGACTTATAATCTGCCAGTGCTTCTGCATCTTGCCATCCTGCATAACCACCGTATCCCATATCTAACAGGTCATTTTTTGACTGAGGGTCTTTTTTGGTTGATTGAGTATTTCCCGACCTTGCATCAGATTCGGCCTGAGCTTGGTTCTTGATATCATTTAACCTTTCCTGATGATCCTGCAACATCAAAGCTCTTTCTTCAGCAAATTTTCTTTTTAATCTAGTGATATCGTCTTCAACCTGAGCATCAGCGAATTTTGCAAATTCCTCAGCAAACTTAACCTGTAAGTCCATTTCTTCGTTTAAGTCTTTTTGAAGTTCTGAAAGTGCTTCTTCGTAATCTTCTCTAGCCTTTTGAGCTTCTTCAGTTTGTAGTTCTTCTTTCAACTTTAGTTGTTCCTCAAGAGAAGACTTCTCACGTCTAAGCATATCTTCTAAGTTTTTTACTTTCTCAAGATTTGAATTTTTACCTCTTGCTAGTTCGGTATCTAGTTGTCTTTTTAACGATGTCAACCTTTCTTCAATGGCAATTTTAAACTGTGTAAGTTCGTCTTTTTGGTTGTTTTTAATAGTTTCAAGTGCTTCAGCAAAAGATTTCTTCTCGTCTTCAATTTGCTCTTTTATTGTTTTGACTCTTTCTTTGTGGCTAACAACGGCATCACGCATACTTTCTTCATACGATCTTTCTTGATCGCGGATAGCTTTTGCAAAACGCCTCATTTCATCAGCAATTTGATCTGCAAGTTTTTTGGCAGCATCGCTCATTGTTGTTGATATGTTTTCAATAGCCTCTTTCGCAACTGCCTGATAACCCTCAAGGTGGGTTTGTTCTATACGAAAAAGGGAAGTTCCTACATCGTCTTGTAATTGACCAAAATCTGCTGATGCTTTTTCAACCATTCTTGTAATTTCATCAATGCCATCCTTTGTATTGTCAACAACTGCCTTTCCAGTATTTTTAAGCTGTTGCCATGCACCTTTTAAGTCACCCTCATGCAACACTTTGTCTTTAATTTCCCACAGGTTAACCATAGACATAGCAACGTTTTCAATCGCAGTTCTAGCAACTTCAGCAGCAGTTGCAAGAACGGTTTTAAAAGCCAGTGCCAAACCCTTTACTGCAGCTACGCCTAATACTGCACCTTTTGCAGATTTTTCTAACGCTGGTTGTAGTCCAGCTCTAAAAGAGTTTGTAGCATCAGTAGCCGAACTTGTAAGAAAAAGAACAGCAGGAGCTAACGCCGACCCAATATCTTTTCTGAGCATGTTTACAGATGTATTTAACGCGCTCTGTGCGCCCTGAAGAGTATCCGATGCAAGTGCTGCATCACCTGCAAACACAGCAGTTTCTCTTAAAAGAGCGTTATATAACTTTTGTCTTACTGAAGCATCTGAAGTTATTTTTCCTAGATCATCAACTGACAAACCAGCTTCTTTCATAATAACTGACAAGTTCTTGGTGACACCTACGTTGTCAACCATTATTGAGTTTTGATTTTTTAGTCCCTGTGTTGCACCTACTATTGCCTGACCAAACTCAAGAGTACCCTGCCTATTAAAAGCAGCAGCATCTTTAAATCCAACCATCAAATTAATTGCTTGATCCAAACCGAAACCTGTAGCCAATAAGTTTTTAAGTCCATCTCCAGCATCGGTTACTGACATAAGACCGTCCTGTGCAAGTGACATCGCCGCGTCTTTTGCCTCAATCTGATTTTGACCAAATGCAGCAGCAACAGAGGATAGACCTATCATTGCAGATTGATATTCATTGAACGAATCTAGTGAAGATTTAAGTTCGCCTGTTAGACCCAAGACAACTTTTCTTAAGGCCATTGTTGCAATATTACCTACTGCTATGCCTGTCGCGAAACGAAGAATTCCGCCTGTTGCAGAGTTAACCTTTGGGGCTGTTTCTTCAAAGTCCTTAGCCAAATTCTTTACACTTTTGGCAAAGTCCTTCATAGGACCAGAAGCCTCGTCCTTTAAAGCAACTTTAGTAATTAAATCAGCCTCAGCCATTCTTCTGTTTTTCCTTTTCTATGTCTGCCATTCTTTCGGCATTAATAAATGATAACACTAAATCTAAGAAGTCGTCAGGCTGATTCTGATAGGTTAAGTAATCCCAACCCATTTCTCGCATAATAACGAAGTCAATATATTCATCAGGGATTTTTCTCTCGTCGTCTTCAAGATGAACTTTATTTGAGCCTAGTTTATATAAGTAAACCTGATCTGCCAACTCTACTATACCGTTTTTTTTTCCTCAGTTGCAGCCATGACTTTATTAATTTCTATAATAAGAACATTTACGTCATCGTTAGGTAAGCTGTTAAGCGTTTCTGTATTTACATCCAAAGATTTTCCTTCTTTGTCAACAAGAGATTTAACACACTGGTTAACTTTCTCGTCGTCATATCTTTCTTGATGATCTATGGGAATGTTCTTCATGTGAACCTGGTCGTCCACAAACTCAACAGAAGCACCTTCGTACCTTTTATTTCTAATAGACTTAGATTCCGACCTGGTAATATAAGTAACAATTTTTGCTATATATCCACTTTTCGGAAGCTTTACGTCTTTTAATGGTCTATCCATAACTTTATTGACCTTTAACAAGCCCTTAAGGGCAAATATTGCAAAGATTAGTAAGCTGCGTTAACTGCGTTCTGTAAGATTGCTCTAAACATTCGTGCATTACTTTGACTATAATGACCAACGAAATTTGCAGTTAATATAGCAACGTTTTCGTTAGCTTCATCAATATCAAAATCCTCAAAGTCAACTTCGTCTAATATAAATTGAACGTTAGGATTTGTTGCTGTACCCACAACTGCTCCTGCGTTAGTTAGTGTTACAGACAAAGCCTTAAGTTGATTCAAAAGCGTGTAATCTTTGTATGTGTCGTTTTCAAACGCTAGTTCAAAACTTCCAGTAACCTGAAAATCCTTATTGACAAAATCAACAGGATCAACACTACCTAAGCCTTGATAATCTTCAACATTTTTCTCTACATTTAGGGTCAACGACCTTACTGTTGTAAGTGCATTTGCAGCAGCTAAACTGCTTGCGTTATCAGCAATTTTAATTGATACATCTTGAGGTCTAAACTTGTTTTCAGCAACATAAGCAACTGTTTCAGTATCATTACCAAAAACTTTACTAATAAGACCTACTGTTGCTCTCACATATTGATCCAAAACTACATTTAGCGAGAATGACTTTATCATTGCATTTGCAGCAGCAAGTGTTTCAACTGGATTTTTCTTGTAGACAGTTAATGCTTGATGCTGGTTAGTTTGTGCAATGGTAAACGTGTGCTGGCCAACTCCTGTTGCAGGAGTATCAACTGAAAAAGCTTCTGTTCCGAATAAAGCAAGTAAAATAAGACCTAATGATCTATCTCGTAGATTAAATTCAAGCTCGCCTTCATTCCAACGTTTTATAAGATCAGATGAACGTGGAGTTTCAAGAGTACCTAAACCTGTGTCATCACGGGCTTTAACTACCTTTTCGTTGAAAGAATACGCAGCATAGGGAAGCCAATACTCAGCAGATGTAGCAGTTGTTCCCCTTGTTCCTTCTTTAGCAATACCAATATCTGCTCTTCGCCCTGTAAAGGGTGCTGTTAGTGTCATTTATTTCTCACCTCCCGTCGTTTTTAACAATACTTCTAATTTTTCAAATGCTTTTTCTTTACTTATCGCAGAAATCGTAACTCCGTGTTCGGGAAAGTTAAATTCAATCATGGGTTCTGATGTTTTAGTAAATTTTTCAGTCATTTTAATTTGTTTTGCCACCTTATTTCACCACCTTTTCAAACATTACTTTAATCACTTCTTTTGCCTCTTTTTCATCTTTTGCTTCAATTAAAACACCATATTTTCTAAAAAAATACTTGTTAAGTACTCTTTTGGGTTCGTACTCGTGTACAACACGACCTTTTCCAAGAATTTCTCCGTAGTCAAATTTTGTCATACTCTAAGTTGTGTAAAATAAACAGATATTGATAAATTAGCCTCTTGTGACCAAGATTTTTGCCCCCTTTTACCAACTGTAAAACCATAACTTACGTTCATGGGTACGCTTAAATCAATATGTGCATTATTACCCAATTCCTCGTTACTTCTCAATATATCAATAATTGACGTACTTTTCAAAGTAAAGTCTGCGTTACGTCCTTCAAATATATCATACAACTTTTGGTCTCCTGCGTGTACATTGACAGGAGTATCTAAAACATAGTCTCGGATGTCTACAACTAAAGTAATGACAATATTCATTCTGTGGTAGTCTTCTGCATTTGAAGAATCTCCTATTTCTGTATTGTCTTTAATCAAAAGAAGTGCTGGGAGGTCAGATTTAGGCATCATTAATGGATCACCTTTATAAAACGTAGTTATTGCGTCACCATCTGAAGCATCAATAAGTGTTTGGAGCTTATCAAGTATTGTGTCTTCGTATTTAGCCATACTTATACTGTAGTCTGTAAACCTCTTTTTTGCAACGTATCTTCAATAGATTTTTGGAATATTTTTACTATTAACTGCTTCCTTTTTTCGTCAATCTTCATCATTATTCTGCGAGGTATATGTGTTCTCGCCTGTCGTGATTGATGGTACTGAAAGTAATCCATAGGGTTAAAAACAATGACCTGTTTGTTACCAGGGTCACTCTGGAAAGAACGTCTCATTAATCCAGACCTGATTAATGGTGTCAGTGGATAACCCAAACGTTTTTTTTCTGCGATAGTTGACTCAGACAATGGTTGCCACATAACACCGAGTTCTTTCCCTTGAGTATCAAAATTGTCACGGAATGTCTTTAAAAGAAGCTCACCTGTTTTTCTAAATTCTGGATACCAGTTCTTTAAGTCTTCCGATACACCCACCAGCTTTCTTGCCAACTCTGTTTCCCCTTCAATTTCAAAGGTTAACTCTAAAGCCATATTAGAACGTCTGACCCATTTCAAACTTGGGTGGATCGTCTTTGTCAGATTGTGAAGTTCTGTCGGTTCCAGTAGTCGCATCAGGAAATCCTTTCATCCCGATTCTTTCAGACTTAGCTAGAATAACTCCATCAGTACCTACAAGTTGGATAATTCCATCCTCAATCATTTGTAATTGATTTTCAGCCCACTTTACTTTTGAATTCCCATCTTTATCAGTTCCTTCAGCATCAACTCCATATTCTTCTAACATCAAGTGACCTGCTGCAAGTTTTCTTTCAATAAGTTCAATAATAGAAGGAGTTGTACTTAAGGGGAGTGTATATATCTTTGACAAGACACCATCTATCTGAGAAGTCGCAGCAGATTGAAAACCTGTAACAGTAGCATCTAGGACGTTACTATTACTTGAGAATCCAGCTTCTTGTCTAATTTTTGTACCAGTAGAATAACTCATTTTAATTTTAAGTGTTCACTACTGCATAGCTTTTAACCTACGCAGAATGTGAATACTCAACTATGCCAACGCATTCGTCAATATATATCCTGATATGTTTGATGTCAAAACCTCGTCCTGAATAACTGAAATTTCAATTGCTTCAGACTTGAATTTTGGCTCCCTCCATGTATTGACCATCCATTCTTCTGCCCTAAATATCTTTACAGCAGTAGGTGAATCAATAACAGGTTGTGGGTCAACATACAGCATTACAACTGTATCTCCCCAAACGTCAGAATAAGTGACCGAAGACGCACCCTCTTTACTACTTGAATAAGTAGAACCAGGGATAATAACGTCCATGTTCCACAGTCTAGGTGGAAGATCACCGTTTACTAACAAATCCGCATGTGTATATTTAATGAGGTCACGAATAGTCGAATCTCTCTTCATCCATTTTGCAACAGCAGCAGGGATAATGATTGTGTTAGGTTCAACCCCAATGGCTTTCCTAACAGCCTCTTTACCTGTGTCAATGTCCTTCTCTATTGTAGGATTAGATTCATTCCAATTTGGATTAGGTTCTGCATAATGACCTGATGCCCAGTTTGCCTGAGTAACCAGAAGTGTTGACACTCTGATTTCTTGCTCTAACATCAAGATGTCTTGCAACCTTCGCCTCTTAGAATCTCTAAGCCTAAGTATAGAATCAGAATTCTTCTTTTCTCTGTCGGATACTAAAATCTTCAAAGCATATTCCTCAGCAGTGTAAGTTGAAGTTGAAAGTCCAAAATCAATAGTTTTTGATTCTGTTTTATCAGCTCTTAAAGAAGTTGTACCATCAGCGTCAGGTCCGACTTGGAAAGCCGACTGACGATCCCAGATATAATATTTATCTGATTCATTGTTTACTTTAACAGGAGGAGCAATTCTTTCTGCTACAAACCCTGTGGGATGATAACCAATAGCAAAATTGGTTAAAGCAGCATCTTGATGCACGTCTCTTACTGTAATTTTACTCATAGGTTAAGCCCAAGGATAGTAGAATGGTCTGATTAACATAGGCACTATTTCTCCAGCAGCATCAGCAGCTTCTAAAGCTATACCGATTGGCTTTTGTGCAGCACCAGCTTCAGGATTGAAAGATGAGTCAAGGCCCGATACTGTATCAACGCGACCTGTGGTCGCAGCTACTGCTAATTGATCACCTTTGGAAAAAGCTCCATTGGCAACAACCTTAGTAATACCTGATAACATCACGGGGACTGAATCGCCGACTGCTGCTGCCGTATCCTGAACAACACCCAAAGGTGTGGCAGTTACTGCACTAGGCAAGTCAACCTCATCCTCATTTGTTCCTAATTCAACTACAACATAAGCTTCTGCCATTATGTTTTCAGCCTTGAAAGGAGCAACTAAACCTCTTATTTCGTATGCCATACTATCTTGTTTTTATTTTTTCACCCCCAATCTTAGAACTTTAAAAGTCCAAGGGGTAAAATGACATGCCCGAGTCACCTTACCCCTTGGAATCTCAAATGAGAATCCAAGAAAAGAGTATTACTCTGCGATAATACCTTCTTTTTTAAGTGCTTCTTCAGCATCAAACAAAGCATCTGTCTGATTTTTATACTTGTCTGGATTTTCTTCAGACATTTTCTTCGCCCTTTGAGTAAGTTGCCAAGAATACTTATTAACTCCAGCAGGTGTTTTAGCTGGGTCTTTTTCACTATAATCACTACCTAACTCAGTAAATATTTTTACTTTGGGTAGAGATTTAAGGAACTCTGAAAAGAGTAGCCTTTGTTTTGGACCAAGAGTAAACACCAACTTTTTTGCAATTTCTGCAGACATTTTGGTAATAACTCCGTCCGAGTTTTTACTTGAAAACTTGAAAGAATTAATTTCTTTCTCAATTTTCATCTTGCGAATCTCTCGCATAGCTTTTACTCCGTCATTGGCAGCAGTTTCTAGTTTATTAAGTTGATCTTCGGACAAAGTAACTGTCCCTTTAGTAGGTTCGTTACCTTTAATAAGTTCGCTTTTCTTACTTTCTGCTGTAACAACTTCTTTGTACGCTTCTGCAAAAGTTTTCATATCAACTTTGTCCTGTTCACTAGGCACAAAACTAATATTTTCACTAAGTTTTTTCTTTAACTCTTCTTTAGTCATAGGTTCACCTCCTTTCTTTTTTTGATCATCATCGGTTTTATGTTTCGCCATGTGATCTTTCATTTTGTCAGGAGATACCATTTTTTCACATATTGCACATTTCTTTTTCTCCATTTTTTTCTCACCTCCCATCGCAAACTTTTCTGATAATACTATCTCAGAAAGTTCTTGAAAAAAGGGTCTATTGGTTATAGCACCACCAATCAACACGTCTTTATAGACTGCACCCGTAGCTGGATTTTCGTACTCATCATTAAACTCAGGTGAGAAGAATCTATATTTCTTTTTCCCAAGTAACTGTACACCTTCGTCTGTCCACTCAACCTCAGCCATTAACGAAACACCTTCGTCAGAAATAAAAAGCCTCTTCACCCAACCCACTGCACCCTCGTCTGACTTATGTTCAATGTCAATAGCAACAGCCTTTCTTACCTTGTTTTCAAAGTTATCTCTGAATCTTTCAAGCCTATCAAAAGTTATATCTATTTCTCCATACACAGGGTGATCCCATGAACCTACCTTAAGTATCTCAATAGAAGAAGTTTTGTTTTGAGAGTCAACACTACCTAACTCGTGCAAGTCGGTTATTGAACCTCTGAATGTTTTTGGTTTTGTGACTATTTTGGTCATAGAGTTTACTTTACTTTAGTATTACCGCGTGTTGTTGTCAAGAAAATTAAAATTCAGCCCTAACATTAAAACCTATTAGTTGAGATGTTTGGACCTGACCACCACTAAAAGTAACTTCTACCTCTCCCTCGTAATCACCCACCTCATCCAAATCTCCAGCAATCCAATCAACGTAGCAAACACCATTAGTGGGGTCAGACAATGTGCATGTTCTACTGAAGATATTTGTACTTGCACCAATCTTCCTGAATTTAAACTTAACCGTAGCACCTGTAATATTTACTGCTACGCCATTTTGCTTAACAGTATATGTGAGTCTTGGCCTTGTGTCATTTTGAATAAGCTGAATGATCATTAACTTAAATATACTTTTATTTTACATTTGCGTCAATTGATCCGTATCCTAACACTACATCAACGTTTCCAGATTCCAATATTACGTCGGCTTCACCCAGTCTTACACTAATATCGTTGGACCCACTGATGATATTTGCATCCAAATTTCCAGACTGAAGGTAAACATCTATAGAAATCTCTCTTGCATCCCATTTTGTAATTAAACTATTCCACTTACTAACTAGAGAATCCCATCTCTTCTTCATAAGTTAATTATAATAAGATTATACTTGTTTTTCCAGAAGCTCGTTTACTCTGCCGTAGATTATTGGGGTAAATATTAAACCAACTCGTTCTTTAATTAAAACTAAATCTTCTACATTTAAGTCAACTTCGTCTGCCTCATATATTTTGACTGATAAAGAGAACATTTTAAACTTTTGTTCAGGTTTTAGTTCTTCACTTTTAATTTGTGCGTTTAAGGCTGTAATGAAGATTGACCTATATGTTATTGGTTTCTTTTCCTCATCTAAAATGGGTTTATTATCGTAGTTTAGTATTTCTGAAGTTAGTTTAATTTTCATGCGTAGTATGTCTTTTTACAGGTTTTACACTTATACTTTCCCATACTCCAAATAAAAAGTCTAGTCCCATCTTCAGGACAGTGGCCAAAAAATTCTACCAACCTTTTAACTAACCTAGTTTTAGGTAAAGATAATGTAATTACCATGCCTATAGTATACTACTTTGATATAGTTAATTCAAACCTAAGTGACGTGTTTCCATCTTTTACCATCAATAATTGGTCTAATATTTGCCCTGTTAACTCCATAATCTTCTGCTAATTGTGTCAATGTAATTCCACCTTTCTTAAACCGTTCTCTTATTTCCTTGACTTTCATATCAGTTAATTTAGCATTGTAACGCCCCTCACCGTGGGACATTAAACCTTTTTCTCCCGCATGAGCTAAATTCCCTGCATGAGAAATCCATTCTAAATTGCTTAGATAAGTATTTCCTTTGTTTCCGTTTTTATGATTTACCTCTGGTAAGTTATCAGGGTTAGGGATGAAGTGGATTGCTAATAATCTATGTATATAAACTAATTGTGATTTTCCGTTTTTCCATAACCTCGTACATTTATATCCTATTTTTCCCAGACAAATATTCTTTTCTTTACCGAGAATATTTAGCATTGTCTTACCATTCCATTTTTTCCTTGGTAAACTTATAACTCTACCCGTATTTGAAATCCTGTATTTGCCCTCATAACCTTGTATATCTTTCCATATTTCCATGGTCTAATTGTACCATATGTAAAGTATAGTATCAGGTCCACGCAGGCAAATAATATACAGTACCGCCACTGTCTTTAACTGTAAACCATTTTGAGATTGTTGCTGTTCCAACTCCTGCAGGAGCTACATTGGATATGGTAACATTTGCCGTTCCGTTTGCTGTCCAATTTGTTGCGTTGATAAACTTCAATACGCCTGTGCCAACCAACGCTGAGTTTATCACTAAATCTGTGCCATCAAAATAAATTGAAGAATCGGCACCTGCTCCAAAAACTGCGGAAACATTATCAGCTACATACTGACCAAAGTGAATACCATAAGAAGTTCTTAAATCAGTAGTGAAGTACATTGTTGTACCAGAGTATTCAAGTTCACCGTAATCAGCAAAACCAAACTCTCCATAAGAAAGACTCTCTTCTGTACCATAACCGTATATTCTTAATACAGGTACTTCGCCTATGGCTGCACCCTCAAATAGGTAGACCCCACCACCAGCACCCTTGTTTATACTCATATGATCGGTGGTGTACTCTATAGTTGAAATAGCGTTGCCAAATTGAACCTGACCCCCAAAGTAGTTTTTAGCCGTAGTATCTTCTATATAAACCCCCCATTTATTCGTGATGGTCAAGTTGGTTGCCGAAATCGTAGGCATGTGGAACTGATACCAGTTAGTTATGGTAACAGCATTTGCACTTCCATCTTGTCTGGTTATACCGCTAAATCCATACGGAATATAGCTCTCAATAGACTGCCCTGCTTCATCCCAAAAATTTAATTCCTGTGAAAAACCATAGCCGTTGGTGATTGTGCTTGCACCGCTTATGTGGTTTGAAACCCAGTTAGCAACTAACTGTGAAGCGTTGTGTCCAGAACCCTGCCACCAACCAAAATCCAAACCAATCATAATGTTGGTTCTATCTCCAGAGTAATAAGTATTTGTAATCAAACCTCGTAAAGCTGCCTGATATTTGTTGTATGGACTATTTGGAGCAGCAATAAAAGCAGTACCGCCAGTTTCCCAAGCATAAGCATCGGCTAAGTTATTTGAAGAATACACTTGCCCTGTAACAATAATTCTTCCTGCGGTTGCTCCATCTAGACTGGCTGTGGAATTAAGTGTTAATTTATCTAAAAAGATATTCCTCGCATAAACCGAAGTTGTACCTATGTCGTAGGTACTGTCAGCTGAAAATGTCATTGAGTGGGTCGTGTGAGTTCCCGTAAAAGATACCGCTCCTGATGTGGAAATCGGGAAAGCTGTACCAGCCGCTCTTAGTCCCAAATTTGATAGTACAGTTCCGAGAGTAGTCGTAGCAGTGGGTTGAACAACTGGTGTAGCGTTGAAGAACCCAAGTTTTTGTGTTGTCCCTGTACCTATCTTTAAACCAGTGGTTGTATCGGTAATGATTGAGGTAGCTAATGCCGTAAGAGTTCCAGTAAGTGTTACAGTCCCGGCTCCGCTTCCATCCAAACTTGCTGTACTATTCAAATAAATCTTGTCACTAAATATATTTGCCACATAGTGAGTTGTATCTCCAATGTCGTAAATACTGTCTGTATCAAATAAAAGAGAGGAGTTAATGGCAACTGAAGCAAGGTTGTCTAAAGCGAGAGAGGCTTTACCTGTAATGTCTGTTGTTTGAACATCTGCGGAAAGTACCCCATTGGCAATTGACAACCGAGCACCTACTTTAATTCCTCCCAAAATAAGGTCAGTAGCTGTTGGCAAAGAGTAATCGTTTGCACCCTCCTCAATACCTGATAACTTCAACTGTTCAGAATCAGTAAAATCATTAGAAGACAATCCCATACCAAGCACTTCATCAACCTTGTCGTCTAGTGCGGTTTGCATAGCCGTAGAAACTGGTTTGTTTGAGTCAGAAGTATTATCTACATTTCCTAACCCAACATGAGTTGCGGTAACTGCATGGGGGTTTGCCAAATCCGCAAGGTGTGAAACCAAAGTGGCCAACGTACTTGAAATTGGGGTGTACCAATGAGTGCCACCAATTATTGCTTTTAGTTGTGTTGCCACCATGTCCAAATATTCGGCAACACTTGTCGGGGTTGCAGTGGGGGTTGTTGCTTCAGTTATTGTCTTTGTATTAACGCCTAACTCGGTTTGTATTGCAACAATTTCTTCTTCCTGTTTGCCTTCTAGTTGTGTATGTGTAGGATTTGTTTCTCCTAAATTAGAATTTGCAAATTCACTGGTATCAGTGGGACTGTGTATATTTTCTGGAAAGTCAGCAGTAGTATTTGGCATTAGATAAATTATACATCAATAACTGGCTAGTCAAGTCAACATTATCTAACCTTGCGTCCAGTTACATAAATTCCTGTTCCTATGAAGACCTCCTCATGATCAAAGCTTCCTTTTTCTTGTAGTCTCTTCTTTTCTTCTTCTAAACCTCCTGCAACATAAGTTTCACCACGGTTAACTCTTTGTTCCATTTTGTTGACAAATTCTGTTTCTTTCTGTACAACAAAATCAGTTGCCTTGTTAATCGTTTTATCTTGACTAAATCGTTCCATTAATATGTTTACTTTCTCTTTATTACAGTAACTACATTCCAAACCTTACATTTGCGACACTTTAGCTGGATTTCTCCTTCTTTGATATCTTCTTTTCCTAAAAATCTCTTGCAGTTACAACAACGTATTATGTTCACTTTGTTTTAATAAACTCATCGGCTAATGATCCTGGTAGGGGGTTGGGATTAGATAACTGACTAAATTCATCTAGTGTCCCTATTTTTTCTCTCAAATCGCTTGGCACTCCAGAGATTTCAGGTTTCTCGGTTTCCTCTTTAAGTATTTCAACCCAAATTCCACGGCACATGTGATGAAACGGACCGTGTTTTAACAAGATATCTTCTTTCTGCACAACTCTTCCATCCATAGACAGACAATAATTACATACCCTACTATCTAGTATTTCACTTCTTTGGACTGCATATATTTTTTCGGGGTACTCTTCAAACACTGATATTCTACCCTGATTAATACCTCCGACTGTTACATTTGATGCCAGGTATCCAGTGTGACGTATAACTTCGTTAGTTAATAAACCCTGTAAAGAAGATGTGGCATCGTCAACTGGAGTTGCTTTCTCAATATGCTCTAATGTATTTAGTTTTACCTTATTTAACAAATCTTGAGTAACTTTAGACGCTATTGAATCAGCCTTTACGGTTAATAAATCAATGATGTCGTCATAAGTGCGTGGGGCATTAACATCCATTTCATTACTTGCTGACAGCTTACCTATTTCGTAGGCTGAACGCATCTTGTCCAATATAAACTGTCTTAACTCAGCCTTAAACTTAATGGTAATGTCATTAACTCTCTTGGCATCCCTTGATTGTATAGCTAAACGTGCATCATTAAGTAAGTTTGATACTTCAGAAGTTAGTTGTTCAGGAAGTTCTTTTTTTATTTCTTTCTCAAGTAAGTCAATCTGTTTAGTGAGTGAGGGAAGGTTAACCTTGTCTTCTGCGAAGGTTAGGTCTCTCCAAAAAGTATTTTTTTTTACTAAATCTTGAAATTTCTTCATCTCTGACGCAGTCTTTACTTCTAATTCATCCTCGTCATCATCACTATCAATTTTCTCTTTTTCTGGTTTTATAATATCTCTAGTTATTGCATCTTCAGACTTTTTGGGAAGATGTAACTGACTTCTTACAAAGTCTTCAAGTTCATTGTCAGGAGTAATAACTTGTGAATTTACGAGGTTTGTAAGGCCTGTTGAGAACTTTTCAATATCAGTCTCTTGTATTCCTGTCGCTACCAATCTAGGATAGTTATCAACTTCACCAAAATTAAGATTAACTAACTGGGGGATTACTTCATCATTAAAAACACTTGCCACGTAGTCAGCTATGCCTTGAAGTGACTTATAAAAAGCATCTGACTGATCAACTGAAAGTGCCTTACTACCAGTTGAACCCGAACCAAGATCAAGAAACTGGACAAGAACATTCATAAGCATATCTCTGTTTAGTCTTCTTATTGTTTGATCGGCAGCTTTCCCATCATATTTTGAAGTTGTAATTTCAAATTCCCAACCATTAGGTAATATTAAGTACGCCTTCTCATTTGACCTTATGTTTTCACCAAGCTCTTCGGCTTTACTAACATCTTCTGGAGTTGGGTTCATGGGCATCCTAAAGACAGGAATACCTACAGATGCACGTTCAAAACCTATTGCATCAATCTTTTCTATGTTTTCTTTAAGATACCAAGGCTTGTATGCAGAACGAAGAATTGATACCCCTCTATAGTTGTCACCTTCCCTTTCATTTGTAAAAAGAACCATCCTCTCACGAGGTATTGATACAGTACCACTTTTGTCAGCTTTCTTTAAATCTCCAACCAAAGATTGAGTTACTCCATCCTTACCGTCTTCAGTAACAAACTTAACAATAGATTTCTGAGTTCTTAGTGCAATCTTTTTTAATAAAATTTCGTCGCCTTCCACCTTAAAAACCTTTTCACCTACAAAGAAACCAAAATCAAGGTATGTGAGTATGTCTTCAAGTGTCTTCTTCCAGTCAACATTCATCTTCTCAAGTAATGCTTTCTCAACAAAGTCACGTATCTCCATATCCTTAGAATCATCTGAGGCTGGCTCAAACGTCCACTCAGCTTGCATTATTCCCATTTTAATAATACGAAGTGAAGCCTTAATAACAGGATCACTTTTACGCATCCTGTCAAATATCATTAACCCATTACCAGAGTACTCAGTATCTAATTCGGAGTTATACTCAACGTCTGAAACAACACCATTATATACAGTTGTTCCACTTCCACCCATCTCAACAGTTTCCACTTTTTTGGGTAACTTTTTACTAGCCATATAATTATATTAACATAAACTAAAATTGCTGAGAACGCATGTCTCCAACCATTGTATCGCTTTTGTTTACAGAGGATAACCTAGAAAAAACTGGAGTAGATTCAATGGGTGATTCGTTAATGTAATAATATCTAAGCATGTCAGGTCCGTTGTCGTTTACTTTAGCTGGCTCGTCAAGTATTGTTCCGTCAGAGCGTATCTTATTAGAATATACACTTAATTCTCCAAGTGTACCAGAACACTTAGGGTCAATCTGAAGCATGGGTTCACCATTGGAATCTCTGTCTGCAAGGGCCTTCCTGACCAAAGAAATTCCGTTATTAACACGTCTCATTTTTGCATCTTCTTGGTAAACTACTCTGTAACCCCGACTTTGACGTATGGCTATCTTTGAAGGCTCTTCAGGAGGACAATACCATATTTCAACTGACTGATTTAGTAAACGCTTCAAGTCGTGATTATTTCTAGGTAAATTTTTATATCTGTCAGGTATGAAACCCATTTCAATAATCTTGTCTTCAACCATATCTATGATTTCATCATCTTGTTTACCCTCCACCCATATCTCATCTATCAACTTCCTTTTTCCAGCAAAGTCTTGGAAAAAACCAACAACATCAGCATGTCCTTCTGCAAACCCGAAGTCCTCTGATAACTTTAATTTCTTTCCTAAGTCAGGTTTATTTGAAACAACATGTACTCTTTCGTTAAATTGAGGGTATATGAGAGCTGTAAGCATAGGTCTCTGACTACGCCACTGAGAAGTCCATGTATCAGGATCAAGGGACCTCTTGATGGAAATGACATCGTCTAGGTGAAGGTATCCAGAACATTGCTCACATCTGCCTTGACAATCTTCATTAAAGACTGAATTCTTGCACACTTCAGGATCATGTTTAGCTATAGTTTCCATTACACACCATTTATAAACCTTGAAACCCCTCGTATCCGCCTCTTTTAACATTCTTTCCATAGGACCAAAAGCAAATTTCCTTGATGAAGTTAATATTGTTTGTCCTATGATGTCACCTTCTGATTTAGACATAGACATAGATTCCATTAATATGTTCCATGCCATTAATTCAATCTCATCCAGTGAAGCCTTGTGTGGATGTGGGGAATTAACACCACTCATTGTACCTGTCAATATTTGTACTACAGAACCGTTGTGTCCTTCTGTTTTACTCATTAATGAATTTGAGAGATTTTCATTAATAACATGCTTATTAGTAACCCAATCTTGTACATACTGGTAGCATTTGAAGGCTTGTTGTTCTATGGCTCCTATTGTTGCAATCTCGCAATTATTCCAAAAGTACCAATTGAGAGTATCTATAATTGCTATATTTGAAGTTTTACCACCAGTTCTGTTTGCAACAGCTATGGCATTTTTGACTCTTTGAAAGAATATATCTCTGACAAAATCAAAGGGTGCATCGTGGTCTTCACATACCTTAGCCCTTGGGATTTCAACCCCTAATACGTCTTTAATAAACATCCAAAGACCATCTTCGTCTTTGGTATCATATATTAACTGAAGAACTTGTTTGATATCCTCATTAGTTCGTAATAGTTTTGACATCTTTGATTTTATCTTCAAACCATTTCTCTAGTCCAGTAAATTCATGTTTGACAGTCTTAACATTTTTATTGACAATCTCCTGCTCATTCTTCCACTTAAATCTATTCCTCATGTTCATATACCACAAAGTAGAATTAAACTCTCTGTTCTGCAAATTTAACCTACCTTGTTTTTCCCACCATGCCTCACACAATAAGTCACCTTTTTTTATGGTCTCTGCAAATTCAGGTTCATCATCCAAAAACCTTGCAAATAAGTCATTAGACATATCAAGCTTAGCTTTTATTTCCTGACGGCTTGCTCCCTTTTTCATAAACTTAATAACTACTTCTTTCCAGTTTATTGGAAGAGCCTCTTCAAGTGTTTTTTTAGGTCTACCCATATAGTTATTTTTCTACTTATCCCCTACTCTGGTAAGTGTAGCATGTTTTTAATTTTCAAGGCTAAAAACAGACTCCCCTACCCTACTTATAATTACCGCATTATTATCCGTAAAATTACACTTGCGGTTTATTTGCATCATATTTCCTCTGAGCTATATGTCTTTTTAGACTTAAAATTTTGTCTTCTGCCATAGCCATGTAATCACCATAGCTTATTATCTTTTCTACAATATGACCTGCTACCACTGATGTATCACAAAATATTTCAAATCCAATTTCTTTTGCCCTTGTACAAAAATTCAAGTCCTCACCTGGCAAGGGGAAGTGTGTAAAAAATCCATATATTTGATTCCTAAATTGAGATATCTTTTTCATCTTAATAAACACATCAGACTTTATTAAAGTAAATGCCATTCCCAAAGCATCAATGTCAATCAAACTATTGGGTTTCCACATAATAACAGTGTCATAGGTTTCGCCATCTGAATTTTTTGTATAAATAGAAGGTTCGTGTGGTTCTCTCCTTAAAAAGGTTAATGCTCCTGTAATATCTTTTTTGTTGTCCAATAACTTAATTAAAGCATCTGGTTCAAACACCATGTCGTCATCTATAAATAACAAGTAATCAGCCTTTCTTTCTAATGCAATTGATGAGATTTTATTTCTTGCAAAGACAATGTTGTCTCTGAAAGTATTTATCCTCTCAATTTCTAAACCCTGTCCCAAAGAATAATTAACCATACCGATTAAACTGTCAGCAAATCTTGTATGCACTCTCTCAGAAATATGTGGTAAGCCTACAGAAATTTTCATTTTAGTTAGCACTACTTATTAACGACTGCCAAAAGTAGATATACACAGTATTAAACCGATAATTTGACATATTTTTAAATATTTCAGGTGTCATTGGTTTGTAAACTTCCTAATAATATCAATCATTTTATAGTTATAATGTTTTACTAATCCACCTGCCCTCCATGATGTTATCCTACTTCTAGCCATCAAGCTTTCAACAACTTTTTCAGGTTTTCTAAAAACACAAACAAGATATGTATCGTCTTCAAAAAAAGGCTCATACATCTCGTAAGTAAGAATAGTCCTTGGGTCTTTAAATCCCCAAAACTTTTTCTTTTTACTTCTTACTAAATTTTTGGCATCGGAAGAATATTTTTTCATAGATTTTTTTAACTCTTTTTCATCAGGAATATCATCCCAACCTCCACCAGCATCACTTAACACCTTGTCATTTAATAAACTAAAGTCTGTATCCTCGTAAAAGTTGGGTATTTTTGAAGTAAACTTACCCATTATAATACCTACTTTATGTAAAGCCTTTGCAACAATTGAAGTACCTGACCTGTGCATACCCAAAACAACAAATGTCTTGTTGCTCCCATCCCTTATTGGAATACCTCTACTCATACTTTTTTTAAGTTTTCCCTTCTCTTCCAGGGGTCAAAACCCCATTTGTCTATAAAAACCTGTCTGTTGGTTTCTAATAATTGGTCATAGTTAATACCATGCTCTATAAAAGTTGAGTTGTGATAGTGGTGTATATACACATCTTTCCTGTGAACTATCTTGTACCCCATTTTTAAAGTTCTCAAACAATAATCGTCATCATCAAAAAGACCCAGGAAAAATCTTTTTTCAAGATACCCTATTTCCCTTGCTGCTGA